TCAGTAAACACTGCAGCTTTTTGGGCATCAACCGCAGAACCAGTAACAAGCTCACCATCCTGTATGTCTCGTTGCACAGGACTGTCAATGACACTAGCTGTACCTTGTGCTGCTTTGAGATCTGACACTGCCGAAGTATCTTGTGTTGCGGCGACTACAGTAGCACGAGAATCGTCAAACCCTACTTGAGTAGAATCCAATCCTTCCAAAGCTGTATCAACTCCTTCACGAGATTCCTCTGCTTCAAAACTAGTTGCATCTTTTGCTTTTATACCTTTTGCTGTTTCTGCTCTGGCTGTAGCTGCTCTTGTTTTAATGTTTCCTTTAAGTTGCCCAGATTTTTCATCTATAAACTGATTTGATCTAGCTTTAATCTTTTCTGGATCTATTTCCGCACCCTCTGGAAGTTCTGGATTAACAGCCCTGTCAGTCATCTCATCCGTAATAGTAGGCCGACTTTTTTGGTATAGTGGTGTGAGATCTTGTAACCGCAAGTAACTATCAGATACTTCTTGTCCTTTAGCTTCTACTAATTCTGCAAGATATGTATCATCTGGATTTGCTTCAGCCCGTGCTTGCAACCTAGACAATTCTAAATTTAAAGTATCGTACTTTGTGGTTGCTTCATTGTACTGCTCTTCGATGTTTGCTAGATCAGAAGTAACACCTTCAGACACATCTGTTGAAAGGTATTCACGGTACATATCCTGTTGTTGCTTGTACAGATCTGCACCCGGTGCCGCAGTTTCAAATGCAGTTGCTAGTATATTACCACGGCCCTGTGCGTAGTTTTTATTTTTATGGCCTGTACCAATGGTAGTACCATCAGGATATACTATACTCCAATACTTGCCTACCAGTTCTAATTTAAAATCTTTAGGGTTAGCTGGCGTAGTACTACTTTTAAGTATATCTGTTACAGTTTTTTTAGCCCAGCCTTTGTCAGCCCCTAAGTCCATATTTACACCAGTAGTACCAGCATTCCAATCAGTATTCTGAAAACGTTCTTCAATTGCTGAATCTTGTCCCGAAAAATATGTACCCGCATCTGGCATACCTTGTGACGGATCATACACAGGTGTAGCACCAGATGTGCCCGTAGGTGCATCCATAGGTGTACTAAGGGTAAGGGGAGTACTAGCAGCTGAAAAAGCTGGACCCGTATTACCCGAAAGTCCTGTAGCAATAGGCGGAGTGTTATCATCCGGTTGTGGCATACCACCGGGAGCAAAGTTCTGTACATACCCACCATTAGCAAGTTTAGTGGCAGCTTGGCGGTACTCTTCCATCTTACTTTGTTTATCAGGATTACTGTTTAAGTAAGCATCAAACCCTGACATGTCACCTGTATAACCCATTGTCTGAGCAATACGTTGCATTGCTGAAGGTTTAAACCCAGCAAACTTTAAACGTTTTTTCTTTGTGGTTGGATTATTCATGATATATGCCTTATGGTTTCGTGGGCCAAGTCAAGTCGTATGGAAACGAAGCTTGGTCTGTAATGTCACGGAGATCGGAACGGTACTGTTTCATATCAGATGCTACAGCTTCGCCATTCTCAAGTGCCTTCACTACTACCCAATCTGTGTCATCTAGTAAATCATCCCGTTGCTTACGGGCAGAACTGGCAGCAACGTTGGCACGATCTGTTATCTCAGAGTCCGTTAGGGGGACAATACTGTATACAATTGTCCATGTACCATTTACAAGTGTAGGTGACGCAGGTGTCTCTACCTTTTCTGTCCGTGTGTTATAAGGGGGAACGGTGCCATCCACTACAGGATACACATCGTACCGTGCCAACATAGCATCAGAAACAATACGTGGAAAAGACACGTTTGGATTGTCACGGCGTAATTGTCCAATCGTGTACGGATATTGATCGACACTACCGTTTGTTAGTTTTACATACATTTATATAGCTCCTTTAGCTTGTATCTATTGATCTTGGGTCAACTTGTATATGAGCATCATCATTTAGTTCATTGATGCCTAAATTTTTAGTATTCACTAGAACTGGCGCAGTTGTATTCGCACCTGAGATATCCCATATAGCAAGGCGATGTGGTACATCAGTTTCTACTCCATCGTCCCGAATAAATGCATACAGGTAACCTTGCCGGTGCACAATATCAGAACCAAATATATTACCGATTTCCCCTGTGTGCACAGTAACAGAGGTCTGAGTAAATGTTGACGAGCTACTTTTTGTTACATCTTCATTGTGAAAAAGTGATACAATAGTAGTTCCATAAAGTAAAGATGCTTCACTATTTAACGTACTAGAATTGCTATCTCCGAAAACACCAGTTGTAGTTGTAGACCCTGTATCTGCAGATAAACTGCCAGCAGAATCTGAGAAGTTAAAACTATTAAAATCAGGATTGTCACCGTTTCTAAAAAGAATAACTTTACCACTGTCTGTGTTAGAGTTGTAATAAGCTAGTCCGTTATCAGCATTTATTAATTCGGTACCAATTCCACTAGTACTTACATCTGCATATTCAACTAAGGTAATTGCATCTGGGTCAGATATGTCAAACCACCAAACTACTCTAGATCCTGCATTGTTACCATGAACAAATACATAATCAGTATTGTATACTTGACTATACAAAGATTGACTTAGATAGTAGGGATCTACACATTTTTCTATGACATCAAAGTCATTATCCCACGTTTGTCCACCTGTTAGTGCATACCTATCCCGAAGCAAAAAATCCTCAGTAGATATATCTAGAGTAATAACTGAATCTTCACGTGTAAATACTGTAATAAATGTGTTTGGATTCGCATAGTGTATTTTAATTATCTCAGAACTAGCTGTTTCGCCTGTAATAGTTGCAACGTCTAACTCTGCTGCATAAGAAGCTTTTCCTGTTGCATTATCTAGAGTGTACAGTCGCAAAACTGTATCGGATATTTTTGCCACTAATATATTATACTGCCAAGCAACAACAAATTGACCGTCCTTGGGAGCAATAAGACTTTCTCCCGGTGCCTGTGATGCTTGGTCTGATGATATGCTAGTAACATCCGTCAGGTCCAATATCCGTAAAACATCTGCGGATTTTCGTATATAATACGCCCAACGTTTAGTCAAAGACTGTGTTTGAGTAGCCATAAGTTTTTTAGTAATGCAACTCATGCTAATGCATTCCCTGCTCTAAACCCGTAAAATGTAGCACCATTATCGTGTGTGAAGAATACAAATACGTCAGTCTCTCCCGAACTAGTTCCTACAGGCTGAGTACCGTCAGGCCAAGCTACTGTACTAGGCCATGTAATTATGACAGTAGCACTAGGTGTAATCTTCAATGTAAAGCCGTAGGCAGTACCGGATGCTGGTGCATTAGTGAAGCTGTACGTAACGTCTGCAGCAGGAGTGTCAACGAAAACGTTACCTGTTTCTAAGTCTAGTGTACCTCCAGTAACAGTACCCAGTGTTTCATTGTAGCTTACAGCACGAAACTCTTGACTTGCTAGTACATCACCATTGGCATCTGCAGTCAGTACCTTACTAGCCTCTGACGTACCTAGTGTAGTTATGTCAGTATAGTTTAATTCAGTAACAGTCGCAGTAATACCGTCTAAAGCATTTAACTCTGCGGCATCTGCAGTTACAGCAACCCCACCTATTTGCAATGTTGTGGGATTAAAGATACCGCCAGATATACTAGTGCTAACTACCGTTGTACCTAGTGTGGCATTGGTTGCATCTAATGTGTCAATGTAACCTGTACCTGTAATATACGCATCCTTCCACTCCGAGCCTGTGGCACCTAAGTCATACGTATTGTCAGCTGAAGGAATAATGTTAGAGGAAACATCTGCAGTAAAAGTTACTGTGTCAGAATCTGCATTACCAAGTACGGTATTGCCCTCTACAGATAGAGTACCTGCAGCTACAATACTAGTAGCCACATTCAACGTACCGGACATATAGCCATCTTTAAAACGCAGGGCGTCTGTGCCCAAGTCTACTACGTTTGTAGTCTTAGGACGCAGTACACTGGCTGTAGCAACTACATCTTGGGTGGGGCCAATTACAAGAATAGGTGCACCTTCTGCCGTAGTACCGTCATGTGTGTGACCAGTGCTTGAACTAAAAGCATTTTCTACTTGGTTAAATTCATTGTCTAAGTCATCTGCATCAATAACATTACCGTTAGAAATATTATTGGATGTGTCTTGTCTGTTATAACCTGCCATAGTTTTTCCTTACTGTCTGTCGTTTTCTTTAAACTCAAATACGGCACTATCAAGTACAAAACTAGAGCTAGTGCTATTGTCTTCAATACGTAAAGCTACTGTATTACCAGAGCCTATTATGTTTTGGGTAAATGTTTGTGTGAATGCTTTACCAAATACTGCTGATCCATACAGGGATGTTGTATCACCGTAGATACCAGCTACACCAGAGCTTGATGTCATATTGAATGTTGGTGGTTGTATCTTAACAGGACTAGCCTGATTATACTTTACGGAACCAACTATGTCAATAGTGCCTAGAGGTTTAATATACAAATCTAGTTTATAAAAAGTTTTACGTTTCTGTGGATCTGCTATAGGCATATAGGGAGTTTCAAATACTGCGTCTATAGAATCCCCATCCCTACTAGATCCATTTTCCATTTGATAAACGTATCCATCATTGTTGGCAAATAGTACTAACTCTACATTATCTACTATCTTAGAGTCACCTGAGTATACTTTAAATCCTTGTAACTCAGCCCATTGTAAACCTTGACCGCCCTGATCTAAAAATTTAGTACCTAGCACACCTTTAGATGTAGATACCTTATCCGCACTGACATAGCTAAAGAAACGATATTGTGCTTTCTCACGGACATTAATTGCTTGATATGTTTGTGTAGAGTCTAGTAGTTTTTTAACAGTAGGTCTAATGTTTTTAGAAGAAACATCCAGCCCAAAGTCACCTATGTTAGCAGTAGAACTGATGGTACGTAATCCATCGGGTGCCAGAAACATTACATCGCCACCAATTTCTTTGATGGTATCCGCCCCAATACAACCTAGTTCTTCTGTTATGGGGCTAAGTCTAAAGTCTGCAGATGTAGTACCCGATAGGTTAAATATCTTATCTTCACAAAAAATAATTAGGTTATCCCTAAAAACTTTTAGTCCGGTAATGGTGGAGTTTAAACCAATGGAACCCGCACCATTAGCAGGATCAAAATCAGAATCTGTATATGGTGCTGTAAATACAAGCTCAGTACCTACGCCAAAGAATAGAGTACTTTTAAATGCCTCAACTACCGATGCACCCTGTACAGCAGTAGCACCTGTTCCAGAACCTGTAATGTAGCTCATGGTGTCTGTGCTATTAGTATAGTATGCAGGGTAATTAATACCGTCTACAAATACTATTTTATAGGCATTGTTATACTTGTAGTCTGCGTGTCTTGCTTTAGTAAAAGTAATGTCTGCTGCAGTAGCTAGAGATGTCCATGCTGGTACACTATCTACAGCATCTAATAAGTAGTACACACCACTTCTTGCTGCAATAACTTTCTTCCGACTACTCTCACCCACAACACAAATTGTTTGGACAACATCAGAGCCAGTAAGTTCCGCAGATGCAAACTTAGAATAACCTAATACTTTTTTATAACCCCCATCTAAAGACGGTTCAAAGTTACGAAGTACAGAAGCCGTACCGACACCATTGACACCTTGTTGTAAGGGACTCAAGTTAGTAACGAGGCCACCTGATAAAGGCACAAGAAAAGTTTGCCACTGTGTAGCCATGTTTTATACCTTTGCAATATTTATGTTGTTTACGTTTTTAACAGTAGAACGAACATAGTCGTACCTATTAATGTACAGACTACGCATTTGTTTAATGCCCATAGCAAGTTTTTGCTCAGACAATTGTGCAGCCTGTAGATCCCCACGAAAGGTGTACGCATAGTACATTGCACCATCTACAATAATATGTTTAAACTCTTGGGGAATACTTGGTACGTCATCTTGCAACTCTAAATCCACAGGATTACGATAGTATTCATACACAAGTTCATACGCATTACTGGGTGTAGGTACAGTAATAAATTCTTGGCTAGGTGTACGTACAACATAACGAGGGACACCTTGCATACTGTCAGACGTATTGTACTCATAGTCTACATACTTATCTAAATACTCTTGATAAGCCAAGTTCTTTAGCTTAGTGGTACTTACGTTTAATGTATCGTTACGTTTAATACGGAAACTATCCATATTAATTGTTTTTACGTCATAGGGATAGCCGTATCGTGTAGTACCTGCAGTAAGGATATCTTCCTCTTCTACATGGTTCCAAGGCCACTCAAACTCTTCGTGATTAATATGTCGAATAGAACTATTGACAGCATCTTTAGCAGTACTGTAATAGCCTGTAGCTGAAGCAAAGTTGGAAGTAGTAAGCTCTACTTCATTTAACCTACGGTTTACTTCGTTCACTAGACCTAAAAAATTATATGCCATTATTTATCCCTCGCACGTAGTCGAATGCTTCTTTCTACCACCAAAGAATTGCTATCTGTTATTTTACAGTAGAATAAATAGTTAGTATTATTTATACCACCAGCTATATTTGCTGTAGCCACAGTACTTGTATTAGTTGCCGCAATAAGTTGAATATTGTTTACAACACTTCCACCGGGTGTTAGTAATGTTTTAGTTCCATCTGAATCTTCAACATACCAAGTAACAGAAACAACTGTTGCTTCACCTAGAAAACGAGACCAGTCTACACTGTAGTCTAGGGTTTCATCTGGGTCTTTGTTAGGCCACTTTAATGACATTATAAATTCCTTTAAGCTGCTACGTAAGCTTTTCTACTGTTGCTCAGAGCTTCTATATAGACAGTCCTACTTTGCTCTTCCTCTACGTATACGGTTCGACTACCCGATTGTGCCTCTACATATACTGTTCGACTCTGGCTTTCTTTTACGTATGAAGTTTTGGTAGAAAATAACTCCCGTAAATACACGGTTCTATTTCTGCTATAGTTTTCCTTTATAGCTTCGTAATCAAACACAACGCCACTAGCAATAAGATTGTTTGTATTTATGTTTCCAAATACAGCAT